GGCGTCTAAAATTTTCTTTTTGAAGATTAACGTCAATTCTCTGGTCAATCTGGGTTGAATGATCACGGTTCTGATCAACCATGTCCAATTTGAGGGGATCTAACAGTCCCGGGGGCCTCTACACGACGAGACCATTCAATTAACTCGAATAACCGAGGAAAACGAATGGTAACATCGGAGTGTAGAGGGTCGGTAAGCACATCCCGCTCATACTCTCAGGCCCACATTTCACGGAATAAACCAAGCAGTTCAGTCCATTCGGTAGTATCAGTTACAAAACTGTATACAGCGAATAGGAAGAACATACCTAGCATACCACCGAGAAAGGCGAGCCAAAGATCCAACGGATCGAATTCACGCTTGGGATCGATAAACATCTCCGGCTGATTAAGCTGGAGAGTACTATCGTTATCAGGTACACCCACAAATAGGATGTATCCCCATAGCACTCCAATAGAGAACTCAAGTCAAAACTTGGTTCACTTGGAGAAGAATGTTCGTCAATCTCTAAGATCCAGAGCCACCTGTACAAATAGATTATTGAAGTAGGTTTCTTCCAATCTCTTCTGAGATGGAAGGTAACCTATTCATTTAACTGTTGTAGCAGGCGGGCAGATGGTTGTGGCGGTAAAGAACGTATCGCCAATCTTCCGGTTGGACATAGTCCATACTGGAGGTTTGTACGAATCGTCAGAGATGGGTATAATATGTACACCATCTCGACGTGTTCCTGCCATATCCACATTATCCATCTGTGTTCCCTGGAACGGTAATGGGTACGTTGCCTCACCGGCAATGGATGCGGTAAAGCATTCATTATACATTACTCACCGCTTGTATGCCCGAGAAATCTTCGTAAAGGAGACTTCTTCAGAGCGTGCAAGGGTGAATAAAGTGAGGTTAGAAAGGAGCTCGGATTTAGAGTTGAGTTGTTCTAAAAAGGTACATAGTTCAAGAACTAAGTGCTCTAATTTAGTCAAACTCATATATCTAACTCGGAGATGACCAAGTTCTCGTTCTGCCGTCATGCGGACTTTCATCCACTTCAGCCACATATTAAAGTCGTGAGTTTCCTCACGGCTTTCCCCCATTCTAGCAGCGGGTGACCGATAATGCTCCCACTCTCAATACTTATGATAGAACAAGGTATAATAACCTTCTGTTCATATCGAAGGATTGAGAGGCAACGACTTGGAGTTTGATAACAGTCAAATTTTGTTATCAATCTCGTATATTAGTATACCACACACCTTAATTAAGTGTATGTGGCTATACGAATAGCAAGTTGTAAGGGACTTAAGGGAAATCCACTCAAGAAAGGGTCTATGTGTCTGAGACATGACAGCAAAGAAACGCAGTCTCCCCGACATCTTTCACAAGTTAGCGGTCCATTTAGACCGAGACTTGTGACCGAGGCCGCGGAGCTTTAGGTAGTCTAAGAAGGTAGCGTTATGTTTATCCATAAACTCCAACATCGACTCAGAAGAGAGTTGTGTCACTAGTAGATCCCTAATTGGGACTACAAATGCACGCTCCCCTCGGACTCAATACTTCTTAGCAAATTCTAATGTCAATGTACTCTTTGACTTAATAGATTTTGCAAGACCTATTGAGACACCTAAAACCTGGGTCATGATACGGTAATACTCACTCGCTACTTGCGAGTTGAATATAACTATATCATCTCCCAGAACTACGTAATCTGAGAACCACCTGGTCAATCCATTAACACCAGCAACGAAAGCGGCCCACTGCACCACAATATGGTGAGTGACCGCCAACATTACTCATGAAGAGTAAGCACCCATAGGTTGACCTGTTGCATAGGATACCTCTTTTAGACCAGTGTCATCAACTCCCCTTTTCGGGAGAGCATAGACACGGTCTACAAGGATGGAAGCCCATGCCTCAGCACGTCGTCACCCCAACAGGGGCGCGAGAATTAGTATCTGTAAAGATACTGGTAATCGATCAGTTGCAGAAGACAAATCAAAAGAGAAAGCCTTCTGCTTCCGATACTGACGTTCCTTGATTACAGTAAGCTTCCGCTCCATCACACCAACCTGATTAAAGGTTGCATCCTCAAGGAGGTTCCGAAGAACTCCCTGAAGGATCTTATGTAGTGGATAAAGAAGTCACTGTGTTCAAGGATCAACCATGGCAAAGACTCTAACTTTCCCTGCGGGTTCGTCCTTTAAACCAAGACGACCAATGAAGTCTTGGAAGGGACCTACGCCTTTTTCAAGGCATTCCCGCTGAACCCGAGACGCCAACTTCCGCAGCGGTGCTAGATAGGAAAGATAATCACGATAACCATAGAGATATGTTTGAATTGCTTCAAACACCTTCTCATGATTTCGGATAGATCAAGCCGCTCTAGCAACCAGCTGTGGAGAAGTCGATATCGGTGATGGACTTCCTTTTTCCGATCACCAATCGGTAGTGAAT